GGTTGCTCTTGGTGATTTGAGCGCCTGATGCTTGGTGTAGTTGCATCCAGCGCTTACCCCATTCCAACTGTGACGTTGGGGGCGACAACTAACTTCAATCAAAACCTCGCGACCCTTAACGCAACCGTCAATGGGCAAGGTTTAAGCACGACCGTTACGGCGCAGTACAGTTCTAACGGTGGCTCAACGTGGTCTACAGCCGTTTCCATGACTGGTTCGCCCACTTATGGTTCAACAGCGATGTACGCCAATGTGACTGGTTTGGCTGTAGCGACTGCCTACATTGTCCGAGTCACAGCGACGAACGCTAAAGGCTCAGTTGTTGTGCAGAACAGCAACGGCAACTTTACAACGTGGACGCTCAAGACATTCACTCAAACAACTGCTGGTTCGTACTCTGTCTCTGTCCCCTCGGTCACGCCGACGGGTGGTTCGGCAATAACTCCGATCATCTACGAAATGCTTATTTACGGTGGTGGAGGAGGGGCTAACTATTCAGGTGGTGGCAGTGGTGGTTACAGACTTGCCGCGAGCAAAACATCATCGGCTGGTGGAACTCAAAACGTCACAGGAACGGTGGGTGCAGGTGGTAACGGTGGCGACGGAGGTGGCGGTGCAGGTAACGGAACAGCCGGAGGCGCCACAACTCTCGTAATCGGCAACACGACATACACGGCGAACGGTGGTGGCGTAGCAAACTGGCTGACGAATGGTGGGGCGAGTGGTTCAGGCGACAACCCATCGCAAGCAGGCGGTACAGGTAACTATGGCTACACCTATTTCACTGGTAATTATGTTCAGGTGGTTGTTGGCTACAACACTTACTGTTGTGCAACCGATCCTAAGTTTGGGTTTTGCACTCAGGAATGCCCTAATTACAGCAGTCCCATTTACGGCAACGACACAAACCAACCCATCTATGCAACCGACTATTCGCGCTACGCAGGTGGTGGAGGTGGTGGAACAGACGCAGTTGGAGGCAACGCTTCCTATCCAGATGGTGGAGGCAACGGAGGTGCTGGTGGGGGCGCTTACGGATTAAACGGCGGTAACGGTGGTGGAGGAGGTGGCACAGCATCTACTGGTTCTAACGGTTCTGTTGTTGCTGGAGGTGTTGTCGTTGGTACAGGAGGCAGGGGTTGGTTTGGCGCCGGCGTCGCAGGTGGAGTCACCTTTAAGTATTATGGCGTCGCATGATTACCGTTCGCCCTTTTACAATGTCTGTCCTAGACAAAGCCAAGCAGTTCTTTGCTTTGCGAACCATCGCTTCGGACTCTTTAGAGATTGTTCGTCGCACACCAGCAGGTGACGACCCATTCACCGAAGCAGATGTTTGGCGCATGGACAACGGTCAACTGGTCGTTTCGTTAAACCACCCGTTCTTTCACTTGCGCAACCTTGTGCTCATCGCCAAGTCAGAGGGCGTTGAGGAAATCATCAACCTTGAGCATTTTGAACGCATCATTGAGTTTTACGATCGGTTGCCAGACGTCAACACGTCCGAAGTTGGTGTTTTTGTGTTCTGCAAGTCCGAGCCAATCTACGACCCTGCTTTGGAATGGCGCTGTGACAACACGCTGTATGGCGCGCGAACCTACGACACGCCATCGGTTAAGAACCCTCAATTGGTCGGCTCCCTTGATGACATCATCATGTACGAACCTGTGCTGACTGTTCCTGCTCTGGGGCATTTGATTTACATTCATTTCCACAACGACGAAGTTCTGAGGCGAGACTTCGTTGACAACGCTGAACTGCCAATGAGTGCGTACACCTTGAGCGAGATGTTCAAAGTGCTCCACGAATGGGCAACGGTTGCTGACGCCCCGTTCAACAATGCCGACCCCATCTCTAGCGATGCACAAGGGTTCCTTGATGCTCTCGGATTTGACGAAAGCCTTGTTGAGGGTCAAGTTGATATGCAAGTTGCGTCGTATTTGAGAGGGAAAACTGACGCGCGCCTTCGCCCATCTGGTGTTATTGCGTCATCTCCTGAGTTGCTTCATTTTGTGCGTCAGCGTATGGCGTTCAGTTCGCTTAGTGCTTTGTCGCTTGTCTACCCCGGCTTGGTGGACACGGCTGAAGTGCTCAAAGAGGAACAGCGCCAATTGTTTATTGGTGTTCACAAGTTTCGCGAGTTCTACAAAGTCAGTCTGGAAATTCCAATCACCGATGAAGAACGTGTCATTAAGCAAGCCCTGAAAATTGAAGGTGTCCATCGTGGGTACGTCCACAACCAATTGAGGATGTTCCGTAACAAACGCGAGGTGCTAGACAGGGTCGCTAATGGCAATCTATAACGACCTTAACGTTCTCTATTCGTCGTCCTCAACAACGTACAACCAGACATTTGTTGTCGTCTCTAAGACGGCTTCTGGGTCGGGGTATGGAACTTCGTCCAGCGTTCGTTTGGTTAAACGCAAGCGCACAGCGTCGGCTTCAGGCGCAGGAACACAAACCACCTCGTTTGTCCACAAAGTTCTAAAAACGGCGTCTGGGTCAGGATTAGGTTCCTCAAGTAACGCAATAGTTCATTCCATCTACCGAAATGCACAAGGCGCAGGTCAGGCTTCAACTGAAGGTTCAGCAGTTGGACTTCATAAAAGCCGACGAACAGCATCAGGTTCAGGGACAGGTGCGTCTGCTTCGGTAGGGCTTCACAAAAGCCGACGATCGGCTACAGGTTTCGGCGCAGGTTCAGAACAAGCGTCTGCACTTCGTAAAGTTCCACGAACTGTTACATCATCAGGTAACGGCGCTTCATCGGCTTCAATCACCGTCAGGCGCGCGCGTAGCGCGTCAGGGGTAGGCATAGGGGCAGGCACAGCCAGCCGACGCATTTCCCCTCTAAGGAGCGCATCTGGACAAGGCATCGGTGGTGGTTCAACTGTTGCGCATAAGACAACCTTCAAAACGGCGTCATCATCAGGACAGGGACAATCCGAAGCCACCGTTCTGCACCAACATCATCGGCAAGCGTCAGGTTCTGGTAGTTCAACCTCAAACAACTCCATCGCCCACTTGGTGTACCGAACAGGACAAGGCTCTGGACAAGGTTCAACGTCTGGTAACGCCGTCGGGAAACATACATCCATTCGCATGGCAACTGGCGCAGGTCAAGGAACCTCGTCAAACGTTAAAATCCACAAAGTTTTCAAGTTTGCTTCTGCAAGCGCAGTTGGCTCATCGGTTACCGTTTTCAGGCACGTCAACATTCGTACCTCAACTGGCTCTGCAGTTGGTTCATCGTCTGCCGTCAAAAAGCACATCAGCCCACGAACAGCCACAGGCATTGGAGTCGGGGCTTCATCCACAACAAAACGCCACACCAACAAGCGATCGGCATCGGGTGCAGGTGTTGGTTCATCATCTAACGCCATTGCGCATAAGGTTTACCGAAACGCACAGGGCGCTGGACTTGCGCTAACTGAGGGTTCAGCCGTTGGTAGAACCACTAGGTTCCGCACTGCAAGTGGGGCAGGCGTCGGCTCTGCCAGCGTCATCCGTCTTGTTAAGTCAAAGCGTGGAAGCACAGGTTCAGGACTCGGAACTCAAGTAATCGCCTTCAAGCGCAGGTTGCCTCGCTCATCTGTTTCTGCTGGCAACGGCGCTGGCAACGGAGTCCGTCTTGTTCGTAGCAAAAGAACAATGGCTGGTGCAGGAATCGGAGCCTCAAACAGCGAGGGTTACCGTCGCCTCAACATCTCCAGTAAGACAGCAACAACGTCATTATCTGGTGGTAACCGTTCTGTCAGCGTTAGTGGGGTTTCTACGGTGGTTTCAGCGTCGGGTTCTACAATCACAGTAGATGCTTCATAAGGTCGGAGAGCAAAATGGCAGACGTAACAATTAAAAAGGGTGACAGACTTCCAGTTCTCGCGCGCCAGTTCACCCTTGATGGTGAAGCAATTGACCTGACAGGTTCCACAGTCATTTTTGATATGTGGAACGCCTCAACAGGTACGCAAGTCATCACGGCAGGGGCAGGAACCATCACAGGCGCCGCCACAGGCGACGTTGAATACGCATGGACTTCAACTGACGCAACTCTGGCGGCTGGTCAATATCTCGGCGCTTTTACAGCGTCTTTCTCTGGTCGCACAATGACAGCGCCGAACAACGGCATGATTGCCATTGAAATCTACGCCGACACAGCGTCCGACTGGTCATACACAGGCAACCCTGATGCACGACTTATTGACATGGTTCGTTTCTTGATTGGCGACACCGACCCCACAAACGGTCAGTTAAACGACCATGAAATTACAGCGCTCCTAAATGTCTCGGCGAACAACACCAATACTGCCGCCATTTATGCTTGCCGTTCGCTGGCAACTAAGTACGCATCAAAAGCCGACTACTCGCGTTCTGTTGGTGGTCTTTCTATCTCTACGCAGTATGGGGCAACAGCCGATCGCTACCTCAAATTGGCGTCCACTCTTGACGTTCAGGGTGCACAACAAGACCCACCAATCCCGACCGTATCTGCCGACGCGCTCGGTTCGTTCCATTTCTCAATTGACATGGACAAGTTCCGTTGACCATTGAGACAGCCTTTCTTGACCTGATGCCTTCAACGGTGACGTGGTATTCGCAGACGTCCCGTGACGCCTACGGTAAAGACGCATGGTCTGCAACAGGAAAAACACAACGCTGTCGCATTGAAAAAAGCAATGCGCTCTCCAACACAGACGATGGGCAATCCATTAACGAGGATGGAACGGTTTATTTCTACGGCGTCAGCACCATAGGTATTAAAGACAAACTTGTATTGCCAGACGGAAGCACAAGAATTGTCTTGACCATCAACACTCACAACGACGGCGACGGTGCTTTTGTTACTGTGTTGACGTTTGGAAAGGCGTGAAGTGGCTACCATCTACGGAATTGAGAAGTTGCTCGGGGCTTTGCGCAAAATGGAGCAAGACACAGTTGGTGTCGTCGGGCGCGCTCTATACGAGGAAGCCTTAGACGTCGCTCAAAAGGCTGACCTACTTGTTCCTTACGACTCGGGTATGTTGGCTCGGTCGCAAGTTGTGCATCACCCAAAGCAAGCAGGCAACAAGGTGTTCGTGGACATCACTTACGGAGGCGTCGCGACTCCCTACGCGCAGGTTCAACACGAGAACCTTGAGTTTTCCCACCCCTCAAAAGCGTCAGGGCTTCCTCCGAACGGTCGTCAGGCTAAGTACCTAGAACAGCCGGCGCGCGAAGCGTTGATTGGCTTGTCCTACCGACTTGGTATTCGTATTGAGGCGATCGCAAGAGGATTTATCTAATGGCTTTGTTAGACGCTCTTGGGGCGAAACTTGTCACTGACGGCATCGGAACATTGGCTACCGACATTTTCTTGTCGTACCTTCCTGATTCGCCAGATGTGGCTGTGGCTGTTTATGAGGACAGAGGGAACGGAGCCGACCAAGTCTTCGGTGCCAGCGTCGTGTCAATTGAGCGACCTTCCATTCGTGTGGTTGCCAGAGCATCCAGAGATGACTATCCAAGTGCGCGAGCCAAGTTGCTCGCTGTTCGTGCCAGCCTCGGGGCAATTCGTGATGTCACGATTTCAGGAGTCAATTTCATGTGTGTCATCGTTGACTCCGACCCTTACCCGATGGGGCGCGATGAAAAGGAACGTCCCATGTTCGGACTTGACCTTCAAGCGTGGGTTTCTCCGTGACCGTTGTTCGTTCCACAATCCTGCACCACATTGGGCAGGACAAGCCTGCTGAGCCAGAAGTGGACTACCAGACCATTCTTGACGGGCTGGACGCCGTTTCTAACGCAGTTGCCGAACTACGCAAAATGGTGACCCTCAAAGTGACGCCTGCCACAGCCGAGGACGGGAAATGTCTCCATCCATCGGCTGATCGCCGTGAAGCAGGGACATTTGCCCAAGTTCAGCCATATTGTGGGCGTTGTGGGGAATTCCTGTGAATACAAGCCCCTCAGACGCCCCTGACAGCCCCACACCCGACCCCTACGGGCGCTCGGGGCGTGCTGACGCCAAGCCTCGCTGTTGGCGTTGTAAGCGCCTTCTGGCTGAAATGGTGACCCGTCCGTGGTCAATTACCTGCACAAGGTGCAAGGCACAGAACCTCAACGATTGACTTGACTAGGGGTTAGTTTCCACGGCAAGATGGGCGCATGGAAATTAACTCGGCTCAAGCCCTTATTGAATTGGTCGCGCAGTGCGTGGACTTTGTCCCTGCAAAGCAGGAAGTTCCGACATGGACAAACAACCACAAACACATCGTTGAAAAACGTCGCGCCGGCATTGACGTTGACAACCCTGTGCGAATTGAGTGGACAGCCGACTGGACGATTTGCGGATTGAGCAACAGCGCCTTCGTTGAGTCGCTTGGTGGTCAAGGCGAGTTTCACCTCTTGGGCGTTGCCTCCAAAACCAAAAAGGGAGTCGCCGAGCAATTCCACGAACGCATTGTTGTGGAACTGGCATACACCTTTTGGGAGTACGTGGACTACGGCTTCGGTCACGACGAGGAACTTGCCGACAAAATCCTCAAAGCCCTTACAGAGTTCGCTTCAAAGAAAGAGAAATAAATGAAAGCAATACAGGAACCCACCACCATCAAGGTGATTAGCGATCGGCAGGAGTCACAACGCTTCATGGCGAACTGGCGAGCCTGCTACTCGTTTGACACCGAGTGGTTCAAAGCCGACACGATGTTCACAAACGTGGACGAGGCGGTTGGTTACTTCCGCCGAATGGTTGGTCAGGGCTACGCCCCACAAGGCAAGTACACGCTGGTCTTTGACGGCTTTTCCTTTGCCGATGGCAAGACCCGCGAAAAGACAATCACCTGCAAGCACTACCCACAGTACGAAGGCTACGACGAAGGTCAGCCCCGCTACATCACGGGAATGCCCTCCTTCAAGTTTCCAACTAAAGAAAGCAGAAACCAATGAGAACCATACATGACGAACGAACTGGTGAAATACCAGAAGACCAGAGTCGGGAGGCGTGCAAAGCGCGCGCCTTCACGATGCGCAACACGCAGTGCGCTTCGGCTGACTTGCCAGAGGAATGGGAAAGCATCCACGATGCAACTTTGGAGCAAAAGTGCAATCGCCTCGCCACGGTCAACACAGGCAAGTGGGAGTTCGCTCGGAGCCTTGCCCAACAGTTCAAGGACAAAGGCGCCCTTTCCGAAAAGCAACTGGTCTGGGTCAATCGCCTCTACAGAGAGCACGCCGAAATCAATCGCATCATTCGCAATGTCCGCGCAACCCATAAATGGACAGCGGTTGGTGCCATCACTCACAACATGAACACGGTGCTTGGCACCTACGCCATTACCAACTTCCACAAGTGCGACAGTTGTGGCGAATGGGGTGAGACCTACGACAGCAACAATTACTCAGGCGATTAAAGAAACGTCCGATGTCGCCGAAAGGTTGACCTCGGTCAAGAAACCCGTCATACTCAATCCACTCCCAAACCCGAATAACAAGGAGGCTCAAATGAGCGAAACCCAAACCCCAACCATCTCCCGTAAAGAGGAGCAACTTCTGCGAGACCAAACCACATGGGAGACTTACGTTTCCGTGGGCAATTGGGTAGAAGTCGCGAAGCAAATGAACTACGCCAACGGCTCCTGCGCCCGACGCGCTGGACTCCGTCACGCTTTCCTCCACAGCCTGCTGGTGCAGGGCGACAACCCCCAAGTCGTCTGAACCCCCAAACTGCACCAGTCATGGGAACCTCGGCGTGTGGTGACGCCCTTTTGCTAGGGTCGGTAGCCACCGCCGAGGACTCCATGAACAACAGCGAACACATCACCCACCTAGAGACATGGACGGCGTTTCCTCGGAACACGCCGTTTGTCGTCAAGGGGCATTTAGGCATCTACCGTTATCGGTACCACTTTCAACCAGAAGTTGGAGAGGCTAGGGTGGCTCTCTACGGAGGCAAAGCACCAGCCCACCGTGTTGACGCAGATGTCCTTGACCTGACCGTCGTTTCCGATCACGAAATGGCAATGATTCGCCATGCATCCTCACGAGGGGAGGTGACACTAGACAACACCAAATCCGTCACGCTACTCGCGTGGGACGTGACTCGCCCGAAAGCCAAAATAACTATGGCATCAGGAGCGATTCTTACGGTCAATAAAGACCGTTTACAACTACCACAAGAAGGAAAACCTCCACAATGATAAAACGTTGGATTATCGCGTTTGCCCTACTCGGCATCGTGTTTCATTTTGGGGCTGACAACCAGCCCATTGCCCTAACCACCACCTCAACCGTCCAGATGGACATGGCGCGGCTCCCTCGCCCCGTACGGCTCTTTCTAGCCACCCCCACCACCACTGCCCCTTCGGTCAGTAAGTCCTCTCTCAAGCCCACACAGGCGCCCCACAAACCAAAGTGGATGACCATTCGCGTTGATGGCAAAACCGTGTCAATACCTCGCGACAAGACCTACCGTTGCCCCAAACTAGAAGGAACCATCAAATCGGCTGGTTTGAAGCCAGTTGCCCTCTGGAGTTACATCGCTTGGCGCGAGTCACGATGCACGCCAAAGGCGATCGGATGGAACTACAAGAAAGGCAAGTCAGTAGAAGACTGCAAACTTGCCCCTGCATCCATCTACAAAAAGTGCTCTGCCATCTCGTCTTACGACTCGGGCGCATGGCAAATAAACTCAACGTGGAAAACTCTGACAGCCCAAACCTGCAACACTCCGTACGGGAAACTTGAGGTTCTGCTGACCGTTGAATGCAACATCAAAATGGTTAAGGCGCTTTACGGCGACGGTGGACTTCATCACTGGGGTTTCTAAATCCTCCTACGGTTTAAGTGGTGTGTCACTATTGCCAGCCCTATGACAATTATTGACGCACCACAAACCATCGTCCTCTCGCCAGCATTCTTTGATGAAGTGGTGTACCTACTGCGACGCCTCGTCGTTCACGGAGCCGAACAAGAGATGCTGTTTCGCGTCATGGACATCGCTTCGCACGCACAAGGCAAGTCCACTACGGTCAAGTCCTGCGACTGTCACCAACACTGATAACCTGCCCACAAACGTGACCGTCGTGTCTCCGACCCCTCATTCGTACCCATAGTGGTCTTGGGTTAGTTCGGGACACGTCTGTCCATGAACTGGTCGGAGGGTCGGATGGCAAAGTACAGAGTGCTCGTAGGTGTTGAATACGCCACGCGTCGTGCTGAACCCGGCGAAATTGTAGACGACATTCCTGCAAAGTCCATCAAGTGGCTTCGCGAGCAGGGTTTGATTGAAGCAGTTGATGCGAAGGGTGCGATCGTTGAAACAGACGACGAAGCCCTCATTGAAGGAGAAGAATAATGGCATTCCGTCACGGAAAGAACACTAAAGTTCTTGTCGGCAACTACGACCTGTCGTCTTATTTCAATGAAGCGTCTGCTTCGCAATCGGTAGAGACGGGCGAGACAACCACATACGGAAGAGATGCCAAGACGTATGTTGTTGGTTTGGCTGACGGAACAATCTCAATGAGTGGAATGTTTGACGGTGCCGCTAACGCAGTAGACGCAGTTCTCTCCAACCTTCTGGGTGACGCAAATGGCGCTGTCATCACAGTTGCTCCTGAAGGACTCGCTCACGGGCGTCGCCTAAAGTCTGCAAGCACCATTTCAACCTCCTACGAAATCTCCAGCCCCGTAGCCGACGTTGTGTCGGTCAGCGCCGAAGCGCAAGTCACAGGAGGAATTGGCAACGCCATCAGCCTTCGCGACCTAACAAGCGCCACAGCAACTGGAACAGGAACTGCTCTGGACAACACAGCGTCCTCAGCGAACGGTGGTGCAGGCGTTCTGCACGTCACCACAAACTCTCACAACGCCGGCGCCACGTTCAAGGTTCAGCACTCTGCTGACAACTCAACATGGGCTGACCTAGTCACTTTCACCGTAGTCAGCACAACAGCGCTGGCAAACGAGCGCATTGCCGTAACAGGCACAGTCAACCGTTACCTTCGTGCATCATGGACGCTTGCAGGTACGGGTGGCATCACATTCCACATCAACTTCTCACGCATTTAAGGAGAAAACATCATGGCTTTCCGTCACGGTAAAAACGCGGTACTCAAATTGGATAACTCATCAGGCACGCTTGTTGACCTTTCTGCGTACTTGGACGAAATTTCAATGCCTCGCTCAATTGAGACAGGCGAAACAACCACATTCGGCTCTGCAGGTAGCGCCAAGACATACATCACAGGTTTGTCAGACGCGACTATTTCCCTTGCAGGCAAGTTTGACTCAACAGCAGACGCACACTTCTCAGGCATCCTGAGCGCACTCTTGGCTGGAACAATTGACAGCGTGTCATTTGAATACGGCAAAGAAGGCTCAACAGCAGGTCGCGTTAAGTATTCAGGAGAAGCACTACTCACTTCATATGAAGTGTCCAGCCCTGTCGCTGACGTAGTAACCTTCTCAGCAGAACTCCAAGTGACTGGCGCTGTAACGCGAGGAACTTGGTCGTAACAACCAACAACGTGACCTTTGTGTCCTAAACCTCTTGAGGAGTAACCCGTGTCCATTCGTGACCAAATCCTGTCTGCTAAAGACTCTCATTCTGAATTGGTTGAAATCCCTGAATGGGGAGTCACCGTTCAAATTCAATCCATGTCTGGAGCCGCACGCGCTGTCCTAATGCAGGAAGCAATGCAAACTGGTGGAAACATCAACATGGCAAAGGTCTACCCAGACCTAATCATCCAGACTTGTTTAGATCCTGAAACTGGTGAACCTGTGTTCACCGAAGACGACAGAGAAGCAATCCTTAGCAAAAACGGAGCCATTCTTGACCGTTTGGCAGAAGTCGCAACACGCCTATCAGGTTTCAATGACTCGGCGGTTGATGACGCGGGAAAAGACTCCTAGACGATGGTGAGTTGCGCTTCCAGTACGAACTTGCAGAACGTCTGGGGCGCACTCGCGAAGAGTTGCTGTACGGGTCGGGTGGTTTTCGCCCCATCAGTTCAGCCGAAATGACCCATTGGCGTGCGGTGTGGAAACTTCGCGCGTGGGAGGAAGAGCAGTCTATGAGGCGCGGAAGGAGATAACGAATGGCAACAGTATTTGATGTCCTCGCTCGTTTTCGCGCAGACGTAACTGACTACACCAGAAATGTAGACAAAGCCACAACGTCTACCGAGCATTTTGACAGAGGCATTCAGAACTCTGGTAAGCGTTCTAGCGCCATGTTTGGGATGATGGCAAATCGCTCCATGATGCTTGGCACAGCCGTCATCGGACTAGCGCAAACTGCTGGAATGATGGGTATTCGCACTGCGCAGGCAAACGAACAGTCAGCCATCGGTTTTAAGGTCATGCTTGGTTCGGCTGAAAAGGCTAAAGTGTTTATGGATGACTTGATGGCTTTCTCTGCCAAGACGCCATTTGAACTTCCACAGTTGCGCACAGCCGCCTCGGCGCTTTTGTCAACTGGCGTGGAAGCAAAGCGCATCATCCCAATCATGACTGTGCTTGGTGACGCCACCTCAGCGAAGGGTTACGGCGCTGACGCCATTCAACGCGCCGTGTACGCCCTCCAGCAGATGTCCACAGCAGGTCGCGCAACTGGTCAAGACATGATGCAGTTGACGCAGGCTGGTATTCCAATTTGGGAAGCACTCGCCGCTTCAATGGGCAAAACCATCCCTGAAATTAAGAAGATGGGCGAACAAGGCAAGATTTCAGCCGAGGATGTTATGGCGGCAATTGAGTCTGGTGCTGGTGCTGGACTTCAAAAGGTCAAAGGCATGATGGACGAACAGGCAGGGACTCTGACTGGTTTGATGTCTACGTTCAAAGACACCGTCGGTCAGGCTTTGGGCAAGATGATGGAGCCAGCCGTTAAGTCAATCAAGGACGCGTTACCGGGTTTGACGAGCATGATGGACAATCTCCTAAAGTCAATTGCCCCGACAATTAACGGTGTCGTTGGTTCAACTTTGAAGGCGCTGGTTGATTTGCTTCCGGCGATCGAGCCACTCATTATTGGGTTTGGTGGATTGTTTACGTCAATGATGGCGGCAATTGCACCGTTTATACCTTTGGTAGTTCAGCAAATGACAGCACTTGCACCTGTATTCAAAAATCTCGCTTTGCTCGTGACAGAAATCGGTAATGCTCTGTTACCTGTTGCTTCAGTTTGGTTTCCAGCGCTTGCCGCAATTGTTGGAATTGTTGCAGGTGTTTTTGGCACGCTGACAGGATTTGTAGTTGATAACAAGGACGCCTTCATTGTTCTTGGTGGTGCCATTGGAGCGATGTGGATAACCATGCAGGCAATTGCCGGCTTTGGGAAAATTATCACTTTCTTCAAGACGTTTAGCATTGCCTCAAAAATGGCGGCAGTTCAAACATGGCTGTTTAACAGCGCCCTGTACGCCAACCCGATCGGTTTACTTGTCGCCGCGATTGTTGGTCTTATTGCGGTCGTTGTTTTGATGTGGATGAAGTTTGACTGGTTCCGTCGCGCCATCAAGGGAGTGTGGAACTTCATCGTGACGGCGTTTCAGAAAGCAATCAACCTGCTACTTGGCTATTGGGAATTCTGGATTAACACGTTTATTTCAGGCATCAACCTCATCATCAAGGGGTGGAACAAAATCCCGTTCACCAAAAAGATAGAGCCGTTGAAAAAGGTCAACCTTCAACTGGACATCATGGGTGCAACAATTGACAACAACACAAAGAAAGCCGGCAAACTTGCTGGCAAACTCGCCTCGGCGGCGGACTGGCGTAAGTTTGAAGGTTGGAGTGGTGGAAGTGGTACGGACACAACCACAACCAAACCAACTCCGACGGGTGGTGGTGACGGAAAAGGTAACCCACTTCAGAAGTTGATTGACTCCATCAACCAAATGGCTGGTGACAAGGTCAGCAAGGCTAAGGGCTTCTTAGACCAGTTGAAGAGTCGCGCTGATGACTTCGCAAAGTCAATCAAAGACGCAATCATGGCTGTTTACAGTTTCTCCAGCGCGTTTGGCGCATCTAAGCAAAGCATGGATAACTATCAAAGCGCACTCAATGCCGTAGCAGTTGCTGAAAAGAAAGTCACCGACGCACTTGCGAAGCGTGACATGAGCGCATACACCGATGCCGTTGCTGAATACAACAACGCTCAAACCGAACTGACTAAGGCGACTGCTGGTAAGAAAACCTTTATGGAGGCGCTTGAGGCTCAGTACAATCAGGCTAAAGACTTCTCAGTAATGATTAACCGTCTGCGTGCGGCTGGACTTGGCGAGGCAGGAATTGCGCAAATCGTGTCTGCTGGCGCTGAAACAGGCATGGCGATCGGTACTGAACTCCTCAATGGTGGTTCGGATGCAATTGGTAAAGCGAACACTTGGTACACAGAACTTGTCAGCACAGCCAACACCGAAGCCGAAGCCGCAAAAAACCAGTTCTATCAAGCAGGCATCACTCAGGGTGAAGCGCTTGTCAAGGGAATTACTGACGCCGCCAGCAAGTTGAAATTGAAACTGTCATCAAAGGGCATCACCGAAGCGCAGATGAAGAAACTGAAAAAGAACTTTGGCGTGGACATTGAATTCAGCATGAGCACGCTTGAGGACTTGGCAACTCCAATGGCGGCTGGTGGAATTGTGAGAGCACGCTCGGGTGGTACTTTGGCACTTCTTGGTGAGGCTGGACGAAACGAAGCCGTCATTCCATTGCCACGAAACGGTGGTATGCCCGGTGGCAACTCGTACCACATTGAGGTCAACGTCGGTGTTGGTGACAAACAAGAAATCGGGCGTGAGTTGGTTTCCATCCTTCAATCCCACGAAAAGCGCACTGGTCGTCTGCCGTTTAGGACTTTGTAATGGCATACCCAGAACTCATTGTTGAGATTGCTTTTGATGCAAGCCCATACGACGTCAGCCCCACATGGACTCCGATTACACAGTTTGTTCAAGGAGTAACTGTTCATCGTGGACGTGAAGGTGACTGGAACGACAGTTTTGTTTCAACAGCAACCATCACACTTATAGACCAAGACCGTCGTTTCGATCCATTTAACACTTCAGGCATTTATTTTGGGCGTCTTAAACCACGACGTCAGGTACGAGTTCGCGCGCTGGCTAACGGAACCTACTACGACGTGTTCCGTGGTTTTGTTAATGGTTTCCCAACGTCTTATGCAAACTTCGGTACCGACCAAACTGTCACTCAAGTAGAGATTGAGGCATTTGACTTGTTGGCGCTTTTGTCAACAACTGAGTTACGAGGCGACTTGGCTGAAATTTACACCAAGTCTCTCCTGCCTAAACATTATTACCGTTGTGGAGAGCCAAGTGGCTCAACAACACTGCGCGACTCGGGTTCAATGAACCTCGTTGCCAGCCACAACTCGGCGTTTGCGAAGCAACCAACAGCGTATGTCCCTTTGGGTTTTGGTTTGTCGGGCAGAAGCGTCAATGTTGCGTATGGTTCTTTCGGCATCGCTACCCAATCGGTGACGTCAACAACTGGAGACTTGACCGTTAGTTGTTGGTCTGCCGGAACAGGTCAAGCGACACGAGACATTTTTTCCATCGGAGGTTCGGGGTCGGACTACATCAAAGCGCGCGTCGGTTCATCTGTTGGGTCGGGTGGGACATACGTCCAGTTGATTTACGGCAATTTCATCACAGCGTCTTTCAGGGAAACAAAAACTGACAAGTTTGACAGCACCATCCCTCATCACTTTATTTTCACATACAAACAGTCAACAGGTGAAGCCAAAATATATGTAGACGGTACTGATGCAACCGCGACAGGTGGAGCAAATCAGGCTGGAGTGCTTGTATTCCCAACCGTCAACTTCAACTTTTGGGACGGCGCATACCAAGACGTCGCAGTTTTTGATCGCATCCTCACAGCAACTGAAAGAACTAACTTGTACCAGTTCGGTCAAGGAAACCAAACGGAAAGCACAGGTGCCCGTGTTGAGCGCCTTCTTGCCCTGACAGACGTTGATTCATCCATGTGGACGGTTGACGGCAGTTCGTCGGGAATTATTGCTGGCGTACCAATGCCAAACACCCCTGTTATTGACGCTCTGCTTCAGGCTCAAAAAACCGAGGGTGGTTATCTTTTCGTAGACCGTCACGGCGAACTCCGAGCCACAAACCGTACGTTCTTTGAGTCAAATACCACACCACTAGTCACATTGAAAGATGACGGCACAGGATTTGGCTACACAGGCGAAGTCAATATGTGGTATGACGGCGACAACCTGCGAAACGACATCGTTGTGCAATATGGAGGAAACGCGTCGTCACAAGTTTCAGGTTTATACGACACAACTTCAATTGAAGACAATGGTCTGCACACACTCACAATTGACGCACAATGCTCAACGGCGGCTGAAGCAGACGAACTGGCAAGGTTCTGGCTTCGTTACGGAGTTCAAAACCCACCGTCAATTAGCCCATTGGAAATCGGTCTACCAGCGACTCTTGCACAATGGCAGACCCTTCTTGACCTTGATTTGCTCGATCGGGTGCAGTTCAGACGGACACCGTCAGAGGGTTCAGCGTTTCAACGTGACTTGTTGATTAACTCCATTGAGTTCAACCTTTCGCCAAAAAAATGGTCTATGAAAATTGCTGGTTCGTCGCGTTTCACGGTTTCTATTTTTGAGCGTAACGCCACAGGAAGTGGAACTTCTGGTCAATCAACGTCGTCAGTAGTTAAAGATGCACCTGAAATTCGCAGTGTGGCTGTGGCGTACACTTATGACACGGCAGTCATGTCTTGCGAAGTTAATGCTTTGGGCTTCTCCACAGCAGTCAAGTTGCAGTACGGAACGGACTCTTTGTTCGGCACCTACACAGAGGTAACGACAACGCCATCAACTGTCACTGGTAGTTCATGGACGGCTTGTTCAAAAACTGTCACAGGTCTTTCAACGGGAACAACGTATTACTACCGTTTCGTTGCGACCAGTTCCATCGGAACGACTTATGGTGCTGGTGGTGGCTTCACAACATACCGTCTTAAAACCGTCACTTTTACATCAAGTGGGACATGGACGGCGCCTACTTGGGGTGGAACACCAATGACAGCCTGTTACTACGCACAGTTAGTTGGTGGTGGTGGAACCAGTGGTTACGGCGCTGGTGGTGGAGGTGGTGCTGGTCAGGCGTACCAACTCAATGTGACTTTGGCGAGCAGTATGACAGCAAGCATTGGTGGTGGTGGGGGAAATACAACTCTTACCAACGTGAGTGGCACTGCAAATGCTGGTGGAACCTACATCGGTGAGTTGTTTGGAAACCCGAACGGTGGTGCAAACGGTGACGGTACATATTCGGGAGGCGCAGGCTTTTACTCGTTCTTTGACGGTGTGAGTGCTGGTGGTGGTGGCGCTGGAGCAAGTGCGGCTGGTGGTAACTACCGTTTTGTTTCTGGCAATCCTGTCGGTGGTCACGGAGGCGCGGCAGGCACAACTTTCTATTGGGGCGTCTCCTATGGTGGTGGAGGTGGAGGATCGGGTAACTTCGGCGCTGGTAACTCTGCCTCATCCTCATATGGTGGTGGAGAAGGTTACGGCGTCAGAGCCGCGCAAGCAGGCTATGCAGTCTTTTTGTATTATGGACCCGGCGGGAGCCGTTCTGGAACTGGATGGAGTGAGGTTAATTACTGATGCATTATTACTATGCGCAAGTCGTAGATGGTGTTGTTGAGAACACCATTGTTGTGGACGAAACTGCACTGCTTGACGAACACGGAATTGAACAAGATGAAATAGGTGTCTCTTTTTGTCAGCAGTTTGGCTCAGGTCAATGGATACGAACCTATCTGACAGGTGAAAAACGCAAATGGTACGGAGCGCCGGGCTTTACCTATCGCGCCGACCTTGACGCCTTCGTTCCCCCAAAGCCAAACGTGGAATGCACCCTTGATGAGGAACTCTGCCATTGGATTGCTCCTGATGGGAAAGACCTAAACGCCCCTCCTCCACCTCGGTCAATAGAGCCATAACCTATACTGGTGTGAGAGTCGTGACCCCCGTGTCCTAAACGGGAGGTTCCCATGAATTTGAAGTCCGCTATCGTTCGCCTTGCGAGCGTTTTCATCACTTCTGCAGTACCTGTGATTGGTGTCGGTTCCGTGTTTGGCGTGTCACCTTTGGTTTCTGCCGCTCAGGCTGGTGGATTGTCAGTCCTGCGTGTTGTCAGTGCTTTGGCTGTTGCCTACAAGAAGGACGGCAAGTTGGATGCGACTGAGTACGAGGCGGCTTTCGGTTCCGCCGATCAGCAATAAAACTCGGTTAGTTCTTTCGCTCATTTTTGCTGGCACCTTGTTTGGTGTCACGTCTGTCAACGCCCAAGAACGCATTGATTACGGCGTTCATGTCACGGTTTACGACAACTATGGGTACGACGACAACCCACCCTTCCCCGGCTCCGACCGTGTGATTGGGGAAACCACTAAGTCAAACATTGACCACCAGTTTGACGAGGAGCCTTTGTTCAACATTTACGAGGACTTTGCTGTCCGTTATGAGGGTTTTCTAACAGCACCGACTACAGGCAATGTTGAGTTCATGGTTCAAGCCGATGACGGCACCAAGTTTTACCTTGACGGTGAATTGGTCACCGAGGATTGGTATGACAAAGGTGGTGGTGGAAGCGTCAGCGCCCCCGTCTATATGGTCGCTGGACAGCCTGTCCCTTTCCTACTTTGGTTCTATGAGAATGGTGGTGGAGCATGGATTCAATTTTGGTGGATGCACGACTATGAATGGGAAATAGTACCTGCGTCGGCTTTTAGCCTGACAGCAACGCCAACGACCACAGAAGCACCAACAACAACGTCCACGTCCACTTCCACAACGACCTCAACGACCACCACCTCGTCAACCACGACATCAACGTCCACGACCACTTCAACGACCTCAACGACGGTTGCTCAAACCACGACATCGTCTACCACCACTTCTTTGATAGCGACAACCACAACAGAAGCGCCGTCAACGACGACAATCCCGTCAACCACAACAAGTGCGCCATTTACAACCTCCAGTTCGGTTCAAATCCCTGAACAAGTTACAACAACAACTGTGACAAATACCACGGTACCCGACACGACGCTTCCAATGGTTAAACCTAAACCTTTGACGGATGAGCAGTTTCAAGAGTTGGTTGACATCATTCAGTCTCCTGATGCAACGCCCGAACAATTGCAGGAAGCGATCGCAACCATTCTGGACACGCCAATTACCGAGGAGCAGGCTTTTGAGTTGGCAACAAGCCCTGCCGTCCTTGAAAATTTGACAGAAGACCAAGCATCCGAAGTGTTTGATGCTGTGGTTATTGACGACCTGACCGACGCTGAAGCCACTGCGCTTGTTGAGGCAGTTCAAGACGCTTCAGAAACTGTCAGAGGTTCATTTGAAGCCGAAATCAACGTGTTCGGAGGCAAAACCGACACATACGTTCCTCTTGGGTCAACCATTCCCGTTTCGCAACGACGCGCGTTGATTGCCATTGTCACGGTGTCTTTCGTAGCACCGTCCCTAACCACTAACAAAAGAAAGTAAGCATCATGCATAAATACGCAGGCGCAGTCACCTCATTGCTTCTTTGGGCTTCAGGCACAGGATTAGTTCTCATCACGCTGTCGGGAGAAACTTTGAAGAAGGCATTGTTCATCAGCGTTGCGACGTTGCTAGTCAACATTGTGGCGATCGGTTTTAACGTTGGAGTTGACGACGAATGACCTAGAGTGGGGTAACGAACAAGCCTGAATACACTAAGGTTTGGTTCACCACCATTGAGAGGGTCAAATGTCGTACCAAGTTAAACCAGTTGTTCTGCCTGCAGACCTTAAAGGCGTCACCAACGGCAAACTGCCTGAGAACCTCTTAGTCGCAATCAAGCCAAACGGTCAGTTGCATCACCTCGCGGCACGCGCGTGGAAAGCAATGCGCCACGACGCCAAAGTTGCTGGTGTTCTTCTCGGACACGTCGGTGCGTATCGCCCCTACGAACAGCAATTAAGCCTTTTTGAACAGCGTTATGTCAAAGGCGACTCGGGAGACCCACGGAAAATCACACGCACCTTCAAAGGCGAAACGTGGATGCTTAAAAAGGGTATGGCACCTGCTGGAAGCCCCGGAACATCAAACCACGGTTGGGGACTCGCAATTGACGCCGCTGTAATTGTTAACGACAAAACAATCCCCATCACATCTGACCCTGACGGCAAGGGTGGCTTCAAGTCAGGTCTTGAATGGCTTGTTGCGAACGCGCTCAAGTACGGGTTTTCTTGGGAAATCAAAGACGGAGCACAGGCTGAGGCTTGGCACATTCGTTACTTCACAGGCGACAAAATTCCTCAAGCAGTCATTGACTACGAAACAGCGAAAGCGCAAGCGTAAGTCGTGGCTGACTCGGGCGTCATCTCCATTGCAGTTGCCTGCATCTCTGCTTTTGGGGCGATTGGCGCTTCTGTGACTGGAGTCTTAGCCGCGAAAGCGCGCAAAGAACACCGAGATTTCCGTGAGGAAAATACATCGCAACATGGCGCAACTCTTGCCCTCATTAAGGACATTGAGTTGACCACACGCGAAACAAGACAGGACGTGCGAGAGATTCGGTTAGACGTAACCGAACTTCGTAATGACTTTGAGGCACATCAAGTCCTCGGAGCATCGGCTCATGAGTCGCGTCCGCGAAAGGAAACCACCAGTGGCACCAACCCGAAAGCCAAAGCCGTCAAAGCCGGCGACGCAGAAGTTAAGCGCCCTCGCAGACGCTCTGCTTGAAGCGCCCACAGTCCAGTCGGGCTGTGCAATTGAGAGATTCCGTCGTGAGATGGACAACGCAACTCGTGACCTTCTTGACGCACGAATTGAAGACATCCGTTCTCAAAGAAGCAGGGTGGCAGTCACCTCATCTGGTGGTCTTTCGTCATCTTGGCTTGCTCGTGTCCTTTCCGATAACGGTTTTCAAGTCTCCCCATTAACGGTGCAAAAGCACATCAACGGAAGGTGTCGTTGTGGCTATTGATGACGCGCTTGCGCAAGGCAACATTGGAACAGCGCGTGAGCGTTTAGGAAAGTTGGTAGACCTTCTGGAGAGGTCTGGCATCAATCCTGACGAAATTGGTCGCGTTGAAAAGATAAACGTCTGGCAAGGTTTCCTCAAAGACAACGAAGGCAACCCTCAGTTGGTGGACATGGCTGGAGTTGTTCTGTCGCCAGAATGGGCAGACGAACCGTCGTACCCTGTTGTTCAACAAGCCGCGCCAACCATCATCAAGCCAATCAAGTCAACGGCAAACACCACCAACCTTGAAACCGTGGTAATTCTTCCTGACCCTCAAATCGGCTACATGAGGTTGCCAGACGGTGAGTTAATTGCCTGCCATGATGAGGACGCGATGGATGTGTCTCTGCAAATTCTGCGCCACGCCAAAGCAGACTCCATCATCAACTTGGGAGATTTTCTTGACTTACCAGAATGGTCTAGCAAGTTCCTAGTCCTGCCCGAGTTCGTTATGACCACCCAACCTGCCATTGACAAGGCGCACCGTTTCCTTGCCGAACAGCGCGCAATTGCCCCTGACGCCAAAATGGTGCTCATTGCTGGCAACCACGATAATCGGTTGGGTTTGGCGATCGCCAAAAACGCAATGGCGGCTTTGAGGCTCCGACGGGCAGAAGCGCCTAAAGAATGGGCTGTTTTGTCCATTCCCTTCCTCCTGCGCCTTGACGAGTTGGAAGTGGAGTATGTGGGTGGTTACCCAGCCGGACGCTACAAAATCGCTGACGCCTGCCCAGAGGCTGGTTTGACGCCTTTCTACGCCATTCACGGCGAGAAGTTAGATATGCAGAAACTGGCTAAGTCGGAGCGTCAATCGTTCGTTCAGGGACACATCCACCGACAAGCGTTGCATCACGAAACCTACGAAATCAACGGTCAATCCGAGACCGTCCTTGCCGTTTCGCCGGGTTGCCTTTGCCGAGTTGACGGCGCTGTGCCATCAACCAAAAACGGCATTGACGAAAACGGACGTCATCTCACACGTTTTGAGAACTGGCAACAGGGCATGATGGTCGTCACAATTGACAAGACGTCTGGTCGGTGGGCTACCGAACTCATCCGTATTCACAAAGGCGAAGCAACATGGAGGGGTAAATCATTCAGGTCAACAAGACTTGACTGACGCTTGACCCTGCTTTAGTGTCTCTCCCAATGAGCGACATTCATCCCTGCCCATCCTGCCTTAACTCAGGCGAACGACTGCTACCAATACGCGACGCCTACGGCGAACCAACGGTGGAGGCTTTCCCATGCCCTGTGTGCCGAGTATGGATGCAAGGATTCCCCGGTGAAACAGTTGTGTTTGACGACGCAACTCACGTCGTGATTGAGCCGTCTGAACCCGGCGAACTGGCTGTCTACAGAGGGTTTCCCACTTTCTAGACACAGCCATTTGGTTCAATAACCCAACCCAAAACAAGGAGCACCATGAGCACCACAACCGTCCCACCCGAACTGCCACATGAACTGGACGCCATCGTTGATGACGAACAGAAGCGCGAGCACTTTCGCATTGAAGATGATGCGACAGCAACTTGGGCAATGCGCAAACTTGCCACCATTCGCTCAAAACAAAAAGAAAACGGCAACATCGCTCAAGCCGAAGTTGAACGCATCCTTGAATGGGCTGAGTCAGTCAATAAGCCACTAGACACCAACGCATCGTTCTTTGAGAACCTGCTAATGGACTACGGACGACGCCAACGCGTTGATGCCGATCGCAAAACCATCTCCCTACCCCACGGCAAAATTGCCACTCGCGCAGGAACCGACAAATGGCATATCACGGCAGACATTCTGCTTCCGTGGTTGCGCGAGAACTTTCCAGAACTCATCAAAGTCAAAGAGGAACCTTCTCTTTCTGCTTTGAAGGAGGCGTTCGCCGAACGCGTCAACGATGGACGAATTGTCACCGAAGAGGGCGAAGTCCTCCCCGGCGTCACCGTTGAAAACATCAATATGACAGTTTCCGTCACCCCGACACTTTAAGGAGAAACCAAAATGAGCAACCACTTATTCCAACCAGCAACAAAGCAACAGGCGCGAGCGCGTGTCGCTTTCTCAGGAGCCTCGGGGTCTGGTAAGACCTTCTGGGCTTTGACTTGGGCAACAGCCCTCGCCGAAGGGCAACCAATCGCAGTCATTGACACAGAGCGAGGTTCGGCAAGCCTCTACGCAGACCAGTTCAAATTTGATGTGCTGGAAATGCGCCCTCCGTACCATCCAGACCGTTTGGTGGAAGCCCTCAACTCAGCAACCAACGCAGGCTACAAAGTCGTAGTCGTTGATTCCCTTACCCACTTCTGGAGTGGTCAAGGTGGCACGCTTGAAATTGTTGATCAGGCATCAGCGCGTTTTAAGGGAAACAGCCATGCCGCGTGGCAAGTTGGCACGCCCATCCAACAGCGCATGATTGACGCCCTGCTTGGCTTTGACGGTCACTTGATGGCAACGATGCGAGCCAAAACCGAATGGGTCATGGAACCAGATGAACGAGGCAAAGTAACTCCTCGCAAGATTGGCTTGGCTCCACAGCAACGTTCCGACATTGAGTTTGAGTTCACAATGATGCTGGAAATTGAAGCCAACACTCATCGCGCGCACGTCGCCAAGAGTCGCTTCGCTTCCTTCGCTGACAAGGTGTTCACGCCCAACGACACGCTTTCTAGCGCCGAGACATTCCTTGAATGGCTGAAGAGTGGCAAGGCAATGGTGACTCGCAACGTGGGTGACACGGTGAAGCAACGCATCGCAAACCTTGACGGCTTCCAGCGCGAGTTCCTTAAAGGCGCATGGAAAGAAGCAGGACTCCCAAAGGTGGAACTGTTAACCGAAGACTCCCTTGAAACAGTCAACTTGCTAATTGTTGAAGCCACCACAATGGCTGAAGAATTGGTTGAGGAACTGGAACCAGAAGAGGCGTTCTGATTCGCCAAGCCAAGTCGCAGGTGGTCGTCCCTGATCACCTGCGACTGGCTTTAGCGCGAGGAATGAACAACCTCGGATGGCTCAAACCCGACTGAGCGCATCTCAGACAAACTATCAGACATTTTCTTTGCGCAACACTTCCACGAACTCGTGGTAACTTTCGCACCCTAATCAGGGAGGCATATGAGCACAGCCTTGCTCCTCAATGAACGGTTTGTGGCGGTATTTCCGTCGCTCGTTCGCACGCTTGGAGCACTCGCCGACGCGGCGGTACTTCAGGAAATTCATTATCAACTTCAGACTGGTGGAAAAGAAAGCGATGGTCACCGTTGGGTTCCAGCAACCGTTCGTGACTTGTCAGATGCCATTGGGCTTTCACCCGATGCCGTCACCAGAACGACTAAACGACTGCGTGACCGTGGCATTCTCATCACTTCAAACCCCGAGGCGTTCCAGCGTCGGACTTGGTGGAGAGTGGATTACGATGCGCTAAACCATTTAGCGGAAACGCAAAATGGAAATGGCGAAATCGCAAAATCCAAACCCCCGAAATCGCAAGTTCCAAAAAGCGAAATCGCAAGTTCTACTACTCTTAAAGAACTTAAAGAACTTAAAGAAGTAATTACACCACCAAGTGGTGCAAACGTTGTGAAAGCGTTTGTGGATGCTTTCGTCAGTCTTTACAACGAGCAACCAGATAAGCAACTCATCGGTCGCATTGGTCGCGATGCTAAACGAATGCTGTCGGAGGGAAAGGAACTAGCCCTTTTGATTGCCAGCGCTGAAGCGTGCGCTCAAAGTGGACACGGGAACCTTCCAGCGTCTTACACGCAGACGATTACGGCAGGCAAACGAAACGCGCCTCGTGGCTTTGCAGGCATAAAGGAGTTTTTGGAGGATTTGAATGACGCCAGTTGAAGTGTCCGAGGTGCTTGCTTACGCATCAGCCGCCCATCCGTATATCTCCCTCAGTAAGGAGACAGTTGCTGTGTATGCCGATTTGCTCGCCGACCTTGACTACGAAGCCACCAAACGCGCTGTAAGGCGCCTGTCGGCTTCAAACGAGCGATTCCCTAGCCCTGCCATCATTCGCAAAGAAGTCGCTCGTCTGGCAGGCGTGTTGCCTCCCGACGCCTCGGATGCGTTGTCGGAAGTTTTGACACAGATGGAACGCCACTCAAGACAAATCGTGATTGAACCGTGGAGTCACCCAATTGTGGAAGAGGTGGTTCGGTCTTTGGGAGGTTTGTACCGTTTCAGAATGTCAGAACAGCCCGACACTTTGAGAGCACATTTCCTGCGTATCTACGACAAAGCAACTGAAAAGCACGAACGCGCCACCGTTCTTTCAAGAGGCGCCAATGAGATAGGTTTATCAAATGAAACGAAGCGCGCCATTACGGAGAACGCCCCTAAAACGAAGCACAACTCCTCTCAAGCGCACGCCCTTGAAGCAGAAACCATCTAAGTCGGCTTCCAGCGATGTTAAGAAGCAAATCAACCAGCGCACAAACGGTCGGTGCGAAGCGCGCCTTGAATGTTGCACCTACGAAGCAAATCATCTCCACCATCGCCTTCGCCGCTCGCAAGGTGGAAAAGAAACTCCTGAGAACCTTCTGGCAGTCTGCTGGACTTGCCATGAAGACATCCATCGCAATCCACAACGTTCATTTGAACTAGGTCACCTCTTACACCAACCCGAAAAAGGAATAGAAAATGAATAACCCAATCACCGACAAACTTTGTGACGAAATTCAAAAAGCACAAATGTCAATCACGGGAGGAAGTCCCGACGTTCAAGACCTCTGGATTTTGCTAGACAAAATAGACCAGCATCTTCGCGAGAACGATGCCGTCCACGGACAAGTCATCAGGCTGTTTGCCAAAATTGGAAGAGGCAAAGTACGCATTGGTGGCGCTGTAGTCCCTCCAGCCTTAACAGGGAACGGGATTAGTTTCATAGAGTATTCTTCTCTTGATGACTGACCACGACGAAATGCGACGCGCAGTAGCACACGCCTCTCATGGCGACTGCTCATGTGGGCTTCAGCAAAGGATCGAGAAGTTCCGTTGGGGATTGAACACCGAAGACTGGACTTCAACCCTGCACGACCTGTTCGCAAGGATTGAGCAATTGGAGTCAGCCCTTGATGAAGTTGGCAACGCTCTGGTCAGCATCGTTGGCGACAACAGTAACGATTGGGACTTGAAGCACCGTGTTGAAGGCACAGACGTGTTGCTAGACCTTGCCTGCGAAACTTACGAGAATGTCCGAAAAGTTGAATGAACCACAAGAATGGTCACTACGCATACCGATGCGTCCGTTCACCATCAACGCTGAACGCAGGATGCACCACATGGAGAGAGCGCGCCATGTTCGCGAGTGGAGGACGATGTCTGCGACATTGGCGCGACGGAAACGCATACCCTCGCTAACGGCAATCCATGTCCATTCGCATCCACACCTCAAAGGCAGACTGCAAGATGCCGACGCCTGCCATCCAGCACTCAAAGCAATTATTGACGGGTTGGTTGATGCCAACGTCATCCCAGATGATGACCCTCGGTATGTGAAGGCAGTGACGTACCACGCCCCTATCCGAGCAACTGCTGACTTCCTTGTGGTGACGCTAGTAGTGCTTGAACCCTGAACTAAACCACGGTACTGTCTCCTCAACCTTTACCGAGGAGAACCCAATGGAACATCCAGACCTATTCAGTTACAACAACGAAGACGACTACTACCGTCGCCTACCAGCCCCGAGCGTGGAGGACTCCCCAACATCGGCAGGGCGCGCCAAACGCGAAGATGCCAACGGCAAAACTTCCAAACGGCAGAAAGAGATACTTGACCTTCTAGCCCGATTGGGAACGGTCGGTGCAACATGGAAAGACGTCGCCGACGAACTTGACTTACACCACGGACAAGCCTCTGGCGCACTTTCCACCCTTCACGGCGCTGGATTGGTCTTTGCCTTGAAGTCAACGCGCAACAACTGCCAGCCATACGTCCACGCCAAGTTCCGAGCGAACTACCTTGACGCCGCCAGAAACGACAGCCCCGTCACCACCAAAGCAGGACGTAAACGCGCATCGCTTGAGCGCCTCCACGAAGCCGTCTCCATCTGGTTGGCACACCCAACCGACGCCAACCTTGAAAAAGTGCGCGAAGCAAATAAAGACGTTGACGAGTAGACGAGGGTATAGCAAGCAGGCTATAGTCGGTTGCATGAATAGCCCGTTCCCCTCTTATGACCCCATATCCGACCTTGACACAGCAAAGGCGCTCACCGAAATGATGCGCGAACACCAGCAAGCAGTCGCTTCCATTGGCGTACAACGCCGTGGCATCATTCGCCGACTTCGGCTCCATTCTGTCCCCTATAAGCAAATCGCCGAGGCGTGCTCCGTGACCGATCAGGCGCTGTTTGCCGATTTGCGCAAGCACCCAGACACAAAGGAGCCATCCGATGGATGAATACACCGACTCCACGGAGTTCTACGGCGCTGTAACGGCTTATGTTTGGAGCATCGGGGGTAAGTGGCTGGTCGTCGCCTCAACTCGGGCAGACGCCCACAGGATTGCCCACAGCCGAGGCTGGTTCCTTAGAGGACAGTCCCTTTCCACCCTTGACAGCCCCGTAATCCGACGGGCAACCCAACATGAAGTGGATACTTTGGGGATTATCCCCGAAATGCCCTAATTCGGCTAATTCTGGCAAATAGCCCCGATTGGCTTGACTGGGGTTGAGTTTCTCGGCAAAATGAAGCCATGAGCATTATCAACCATCATTCCCCTGCCATTTTCTTTGGCTCTCCCGATGACAACATCCGAGAGTTAAAACGCGACTGGCACCACTGCCCAGAGTGCAACGAGTTAGTTAGAAACGACAGCGTCGGACGCTCCGTTTGCCTTCCCGAAAAAGCCCGTGAGTGGAAACGCAAACAACGCATCAAAGCAAAGCAAGAAATCGTCAAGGCTCGCATGACTGCACGCGAGTTGAAGTTCTCCGAAGCGCAACAGCGCGACGAAGAGGCGCTCTACCAATTAGAGCGCGAATACCACTTAGGAAGAAGGTAACCAAAATGACATCATTGACTGCAGACTCCCTGCGCGAGCAGGCACGACTTGAGGCGCGCAAGAGCCAAGAGTCATTTGACCGAAGCGACACCGACGGTGCGCTTTCGCAGTGGGCGCACGAACAAACCGAACGCCGACTGATGAAGGAAGCAGACCTTGCAGACAACAATGGCATGGCTGAGTTCCCTGCACTCTTTCGCGATGGCACGATCGTTAAAGCGAAAATTGTTGATGGGCAGTACGGCGCAGTTTGGATGTTGCTGGACGAAGACGGAAATTCAACGGGCGAGTTCGCACCATTGACTCCGAAGCGAGCATCAACCCTTGCCAAGCGAGGCTTTACCGAAGGCTTGGTCAAGCGACCAGCACGCATTCGGGCGGCTTCAGGGTCTTGGCGCTTTGCTTCCATCAGTTACTTTTTTGTGCCACTCAACTGGATGGACGAACCAGCCGAAATCATCACCACAGACATTTACGCCGAGGACTAGCCCTCAAAAGCGAATGCTTGACCCGACGGCTTTACCACGGTACAGTTCCCCTCAACCTAAAGGAGGCTCAAAATGAGCGAAGCAATAACCATCCAAGACGCAGGGGAGGTCACGTTTGACTGCCTCTGCGCCGCCGAGGACATTTACGAAGGCTGGTTCTCAAACGACGACCAGATTGATTGGGAGCCTTTCTGGGACAGGCTTGAGAAGTACGGCTTCGCAGTTGCCTCCCTTGACTGTGGAGCCACAAGGAAAATCCAGCGCCACATTCGCAAGTTCAAAAGCGAGTCATAACCATGAAGCGCCAAACGCAAGTGCGTGATTTCATCTTGAACGTTCGCATCGTTGATCGCTACAAATGGAACAGAGCCAAAGCAATCCTTGCCGCCATTTTCACGTTCATTGCAGTGTGTTGCATTGGTGGACTTGAGGGAGTTGAACCAATGCCATCTGGGATGGGCGCTGTTGTCTTTCTTGGATTAGCGTTCTACACCGTTCTGCACATTGACATGGATTGGGGACAAGAGTTTCAACCATGCAAGACCTGCGAAGGCTGGTGTACCTGTGATTGACATCCAGTTGGGGCGCTTCTACATCGCCGATGTCCTTCACAACGGCAAAGTCATCCACGTTGAAGGCGTCGCCGATGACCTTGATGAACAAACCGTCACCCTTGCACCAAGTGCCGACTTCCTTTGCCCCGAACCAGCAAAGGCTCGTGTCTACCTTCAGCAGATAGTCCACATCGGTTGAGCGCCGAATTCCTCCATCTCTGCGCAGTTACGCTCGCCAACGACGACTCCGATCGAGCGCAAGAAGCGAACGGCATCGGGTTTTCAGCGAACGACTCAGCGTTCGGTCATCGGCTTGCCAAGTCCGACCCGTCGTCTTGGTCTGAGCAACTGATAGCCGACGCGTGGCACACCCTCATTCGGTACCGAAAGCAACTGGCATCCGTTGGGCTGGACATTGAAGCAATCCCCGAACCAAAACTTCAAAAGTCCACCGACCGAAAAACCAACACCCGATTCGCTACCTTTGACAACGGGCGCTTCGCGCTGGCTTTTCCCTACGACCCCGAATTGGTCACAGCCGTCAAAACCCTAGATGGAAGGCGCTACGACGCCGAAACAAAAGTCTGGTCAGTGCCAGCCTTCTCATCCCCACAAGTCGCCCTCCTGTGCGCCCGTTTTGGCTTTTCCCTTTCTGACGGGGCAACCAGCGCACTAACTCAAGAACACGCCACACAGCCCGACACAGCGCCTGTCACGGGAACCCTCACCCAACACGGCGCGCGCTTCCACCTCAAATTCTCGTATAACCCCGAAGCCATCAAAGCCGTGAAGGAAATCAACGGTCGCCGATGGAACCCCGACGAAAAGGTCTGGGTCATCCCCATTTCCTCCGTCCGACTCGTATTTGCCTTCTGTGACCAGTTCGGGATTGACATCAGCGCCTTCACGGAGGTTCCCGACTCCGACCCCGTTATTGAGCCAGACATCAGCATTGACCAGTTTGGCTTTGTCATCCGTTTCCCCTACGACCGAGACATTGTTCAGCAAGTTCGCGACCTTCCGACAGCAACCTTTGACAAACTTGTCGGTGGTTGGCGAGTCGCTCGATCGGCTTCCATTGAAGTTGCCGTTTTTGCTGAAAACACCAATGCCATCTCAAATGAAACCGTCGCTGACATTTTCGTGGAAGCCAACGAGCAACTGGCACGCATTGACAAGTCGCGAGCAAAAGACGCCGAACTCAACATCTCAACCTTGAACGGCACCCTGTTGCCTTTCCAAAGAGCAGGTGTGGTTTACGCCCTTGAAGCATTGAACTACGAACCAAGCCCCGATGGTGTTTGGAGAAAGAAGCAAAGAAATGCTTGACCACCGTTCATTAACCCCGTTAGAGTTCCTGCGATGAGTGGCGTCCTAATCGCAGACGAGCAAGGACTCGGCAAAACCGTACAAGCGCTCGCCTGCCTTGAAGCAACACAGGCTTTCCCTTCTGTCATTGTCGTGCCAACCTCGGTGCGTCTCAACTGGCGAAATGAAATACAACGCTGGCTCCCCCACCGAACAGTCACCGTCTGCTACGGAACAACACCACATCCAGTTGACGCCGACATCGCAATCGTTGGATGGGACACCTTGCACGCATGGGACAAAGCACTAGAGCCATTTGCTGTTGTCTTTGACGAGTCACACCTCGCCAAGAACGGACAAACACGACGCACCCAATCAGCAGTCGCCATCGCCGATGGCGCTCGCGAACGAGGAGGCTACGTCATTGCCCTAACGGGAACGCCAGTCCTCAATCGTGTCGGCGAGTTAATGGCACAACTGCGCATCATCGGACGCCTCAATGAATTCGGAGGCGCGAGGGGTTTCAAGTTGAACTTCAAAACACCCGAAAGCCGACCAATGTTGAACCGTCAATTACGCGCTCGTTGTTTCCTGCGCCGACGCAAAGATGACGTCTTAACTGAACTACCACCAAAACGGTACGCCCAACTCTTGATTGAAGGCGACCCAAAGGTCATGACTAAATACCGTCAAGCCGAACAAGACATCGTGAACTACCTAGCAGAAATTGTACGCAACGCCGCCCTTGCCTCGGGGCTGGACACGGAGAGCGCACGAAAAGCGGCAGGAGAAAAAGCCCTGCGCGCCCAATCAGCCCAACATCTCGTTGCCATCACCACACTCAAACAGATCGCTGTGGAAGCCAAACGTCACGCCATTGACCAATGGCTCAAAGAGTTCACAGCCACCGGCAAAAAAGTCGTCGTCTTTGGTTGGCACCGAGCCATCGTTGAGTGGGTTGCCGAAGCGTACGCAGACGGATGCCGTATTCAGGGAGGAATGTCGGACTCCGAAAAACAAGCGTGCATTGAGAAGTTCCAAACCGACGAAACCCAACAAGTTATCTCATGCTCCATCAAGGCGGCAGGGGTTGGTATCACTTTGACATCAGCGTCGGATGTTCTTTTCATGGAGCAAGGGTGGAATCCTGCCGATCAAGACCAAGCCTCCGATAGATGCCATCGCATTGGGCAACTTGACAGCGTCACTGTGTACACAGCGTTGTGTAGCGAAACCGTAGACGAAGACATCTACGACCTCATTCAAAACAAACGAGTCATTGTGGACGCCATCACCGACGGCACAATTCCCGACCCTGAACAAGAACAAAGCGTCCTCGGTGAACTCCTTGTTCGGTTAGCGAATAAAGGACAATGAACAAACCAGACTGGTGGGATAAAGCAATATGCCGAGGGATGGGTTTTGACCTGTTCTTTCCACCCCCATACCCAATCAACGAGACAAACGCCGAACGAACACGACGCGAAAGCAAAGCAAAAGTTGTCTGCCGTCAATGCCCCGTCAAACAACAATGCCTACAAGACTCCCTCGTGTGGGGAGACGACGGAGTCAGGGGTGGAACAACACCATCCGAACGACGACGCATGATTGCCCCAATACCCGAAAGAAGGCACGTTGTGACCGACCCGAACTGGACAGTTGTTGTGAACAAACCCGGCATCGCCTCAAAGGGCAATTTCCGACTTGAGCAAAACATCAACGACCCACAACAATACCGAGTCGTCAAAAACGACGAGACACTTTCAATCCACAACGGTGAACTTGAAGCGTGGATAGCCCTCCACAAAGCAACCTGATAGACTTAACCTCACTCAAGGAGAACCCATGTCCGAACGTGTCCTCGTGACCTCGCAACTGGTCAAAACAACACAACTCAAGCCCCACCCGAGAAACCCACGCCGAGGCAACATCCCTGCAATCGCAGACAGTCTCAAACACCACGGACAATACCGACCCATCGTCGCCCAAAAGTCCACTAACTTCATCCTCGCCGGCAACCACACATTTGAAGCCGCCAAATCCCTCGGATGGGACTCAATCGCCTGCACCTTCCTAGAAGTAGACGACCAAACAGCCGAACGCATCCTGATCGCTGACAACCGAACATCCGACTTGGCTTCCTACGATGACAACGCACTGTCAGCCCTACTTCACTCTCTCCCCGATTTAGACGGCACAGGCTTCGGACAACTAGACCTTGACCAACTTGACGGCGTGTTTAACGAAGTAGACGAACCTGACCCCAAACCAACACCCGAACCAAAACCCAAAGCCACCATCCAAGTCGGCATCCACCAACTCTGGGTAGACGAAACCCCACTAAACGTCTGGCGTTCACGTTTCACCGAAATGGAAAAACGCGCCGCCACAGAACTCATCCGTTCCCTTCTAGGTTTCCCCGACATCGTCAAAGCCAACCCCAAAGACCGACACTCACCCGAAAACGTCACAGCCGAAGTGGAAACAGTCCCCATCAAAACGCTCATCCCCTTTGACGGCAACGCCCGAGAAGGCGACATCGGAGCAATCGTTGAATCACTCAAACACCTCGGGCAGTACCGACCAGTTGTGGCAAGACGCGAAACAAACCAAATCCTCGTCGGAAACCACACATGGCGCGCCGCAAAACACCTCGGCTGGAAAAACATCGCCGTCGCATGGGTTGACGTAGACGACGAACAAGCGACACGCATCGTCCTCGTGGACAACCGAACCTCGGACATCTCAGGGTACGACGACTCCACTCTGCTCGCCCTACTCACCAATGTCTCATCGCTAGAAGGCACAGGTTTCACCCCAGACGACCTAGACGACCTTCTCAACGACATCAAAACCGATCGCGACCACAAACCAACACCAACCAAAGACGTCAGATGCCGAATTGACAAGTGGTCGTTCAAAGTTAGCCCTGCCGAATTCTCAGCATGGTCAGCAAAGCGCACAGACGCCGAAACCCCAAACCACATAGCAACCAGCCTCGGACTCCCCGAAGGCTCATGGACAACGGAGAACCCAGAATGACAGACCAACAACGCATCGTCGTAGACGGAACCAACGCCGGCTCAGCCTTTTGCCAAGCCCTCGGACTAACAGAAGAACGCGTCACGCGCGTACTCCTCCAAGCCGAACCCGGCAAGCCAATGTTCGCCCACATCAGCATCTTGATGAACGACGAGGAAGTCCAGCAGGTATGCACCTTCCTTGAACCGTTAGAGACACTTGAGCCACTCAACATTGAAATCCCCACTCAACAACCAGCAAAGGACAACGGACTGTGGACACCCAACTAACCGAACGATGCCCCAAATGCGACCAACTCCCCAATGACTGCGTCTGCTACCCAAGTCTCGCCCAATGGCTCGGCTTCGGACGCCAACGAGGATGGATTAGCCCAATCGTCTGCGAGACACACGGAGAAGTACCAATGTCCGACGAAGAACTCGCCGAATTTGAAGCAGGCAACGACCCCTGCATCTCAGTCATCCGTTTCTACACAAAACCAGAAAGCGCACCAGCATGAACATCGCCAAAGACCTACAAAGTCTCACCGTCCCCATTGAAAACCTCACAGCACTAGACAAAAACGCACGCCGAGGTGACGTAGACGCAGTAGCCAAGTCCTACCAACAGTTCGGACAACGCAAACCAATCGTCGCGAAACGAAACAAAGCCGTTAAAGGTGGCAAACCAACAGGAATGGTCATCGCCGGCAACCACCAACTCCTCGCCGCCAAACAACTCGGATGGACAGAAATCGCTGTGGTCTTCACTGACGACGACGACAAAACAGCACGCGCTTTCGCCCTAGCCGACAACCGAACACACGACCTCGGTAATTACGACAACGTTCTCCTTGCTGAACTGTTAGAAGAACTCAAAATTGACGACGACCTGTTCCTAGCCTCGGGGTACACACCCAAAGACCTCAAAACCCTCCTGTCGGACAACGCCAAGAAAGACAAGTACGACGGCAAAACCGACCCAGACGAAATCCCCGAACCACCAGCAAAACCCAAAACCAAAACAGGCGACATCTACCAACTTGGCAACCACCGTCTCTTCGTCGGCGACTCCTGCGACCCTAAGTCCTACGAAAAACTGCTAGAAGGAGGCAAAGCCAAGATGTGCTTCACCGACCCTCCATACAACGTCAACTACAAGTCAGCCAACGACAACGTCACCAAAAAGCAAATCATGAACGACAACCTCGGTGATGACTTCTACGCCTTCCTTCACGACGCCTGCGAGAACATCGTGAACTTCACCGAAGGTGGGTGCTACCTCGCCATGTCGTCAAGCGAACTTCACACACTGCAACGCGCATGGCTCGCCGTAGGTGGACACTGGTCAACCTTTATCATCTGGGCAAAGAACACATTTACCCTCGGACGCTCCGACTACCACCGTCAGTACGAACCAATCCTGTACGGCTGGAACAAGAAAACAGGACACAAATGGCATGGCGATCGCTCACAAGGCGACGTCTGGTTCGTAGACAAACCTCGCAAGTCCGACCTTCACCCCACAATGAAGCCTGTGGAACTGGTAGAAAAAGCCATCCACAACTCCAGTGAAGTTGGAGAACTTGTCCTTGACCCGTTTGGTGGTTCAGGAACAACCCTCATCGCTTGCGAACGTACAGGACGCCACGCACGCATGATTGAACTTGACCCTCGCTTCGCCGACGTCATCATCAAACGGTGGGAAGACCACACAGGGCAAACAGCCGAAAAGGTGTCGTAAGGTAAAACCATGCCAGCCAAGAAACAAGTCAAACCAAAAACTGGTCGCCCTTCCAAACTGACCGAGGACGTGCAAAACAAAATCGTGCAGGCAATCCAGTCAGGCAACTGGCTAGAGACTGCTTCAGCGTATGCAGGTGTTGACGCATCAACCGTTCGGCGCTGGATGGCGAAAGGCGAAGGTGAAGATGCCGAGGAACCGTATCGCGCGTTTTGCGCGGCTATAAAACAGGCACGAGCACAGGCAGAAATCCGAGCAGTTGCCCTCATTCAGAAAGCGGCACAGGACGGAACATGGCAAGCGTCAGCGTGGTACCTTGAACGTTCTCACCCTGACCGTTGGGGCAGGAAGCGTCTGGAAATCACAGGTGCCGACAGCCAACCAGTCCGTGTTGAAGTTGACGTTGACAGTCTTGAGTCAAAACTCAAAGCCCTCTTAGACAAGGAACAAAACAAATGACCGTAGAAAACCACCAATTCACCCTGAACTCATCCACGCCAACGGAGATAACGGGCATCGCTTCCACTGGCAAACGAAATGGTCTGACCATCATCCTGAACACCGACAAAAACAACAACCAAGCAGTCTTTGTTGGTGGGGCAACCGTGTCATCGTCATCGTTTGGTTATCACATGGACGCCGACGAAACACTCAACCTTCAAGGCAACTTTGATGCGACGGATCGCCTCTACGCCATTTGCGCTTCTGGCGGTGCAGGTTCCCCGATTCTTCATGTCCTTGTAGTAGGCAAATAACGCAACATGGCTACAGACTCACTCAACCGACTGTTGAGTCTTAACGAAACCGATCGGCGACGTGTCCTCGCTTCATTGTCCGAAGTGGAACGCGCCACCGTCGGGATGCTCATTGACCAGCGCGTCGGAAACCCGTGGTCAAAATACGAAGACGACCCTGTGGGCTTCGTTGTGGACGGACTTGGGGAAAGCCTGTGGTCACGCCAGCGCGAAATCCTAGAGTCGCTTGCCGTCAACAAGCGAACCGTTGTCCCTGCTTGCCACGCGCCGGGCAAGTCCCACCTCGCCGCCCGAGCAGTCGCATGGTGGATTGCCGTCCATCCGCCGGGCACAGCAATGGCAGTCACCACAGCCACAACCTTCCGTCAGGTTCGCAACATCCTCTGGACGCAACTTCGCCGTCTTCAGCAACAACACAATCTGCCCGGCGAAACCACCCAGATTGAATGGCGCATTGGCACCGAACTTGTCGCTTATGGCTTCTCCCCAAGAGACACCGACGAAACAGCCGTACAGGGAATCCACGCGCCCCACCTGCTTGTTGTTGTTGACGAGGCTGGAGGTATTCCCCACACCCTCGGACGCGCGCTTGAGGCGATTATGACGGGTGGACACACACGCCTGCTTGCCATCGGAAACCCACCAACCGACGCCGAGGACTCATGGTTTGAGCGCATTTGCCATTCCGACCTGTACAACGTCATCCCTATCTCGGCTTACGACACGCCCAACTTCACAGGCGAGGATGTTGACTTATGCCGGTCATGCCCTGCCGAAGTAAGCCCCCACTCCATCAAAACCCACCTCGTGGACGATGATTGGGTACGCGACGTCATCAACGAATTCGGCGAGGAGTCAGCCTTCGTAGAAGCGCGTGTCCATGCTCGCTTTCCACGATCGGCTCCCAACAAGGTCATCCCATTGTCTTGGGTGGAGTCAGCAATGGAAAACAACAACCCAATTCAATCCAACGAAATACGTCTCGGGGTGGACGTTGCCGCCGACGGTGGGGACGAGTTTGTCATTGCCCGAGCCGACGGATTTGATGTCACCATGCGCCACAACTCCTCGGGCGCTTCCAACCAAAACGCTGTTGACGTTGCTGGTGTAGTTCTTGAACACATCCGACAAGCCGAAGCAGATGCCAAAGAACGACGCCTTCGTGAACCTGTCAAAGTCAAAATTGACTCCATCGGTGTTGGATGGGGTGTGGTGTCAATCCTTCAAAGATGGAAAGACGAACAGATGCATTCATCAACCATCATCGCAGTCAACGTCGCAGAGCGCGCGCGTGACGCCGGCAAGTTCTCAAATCAACGCTCCGAAATGTGGTGGAACGCTCGCAACCTTCTTATGCCTCAAGTCCGTACCGAAGGTGCAGAACCAACCCAAGACGTCAAACTGACACTTGATAGGCGATCGGTCGCGCAGTTGTCAGCGCCTCTGTACAAGTCGGACTCCTCGGGGCGCATCAAGATTGAGTCAAAGATTGACATGAAGCGCAGAGGGCAAAACAGCCCCGACAGAGCCGAAGCCGTCCTGCTTGCCCTCTACGACCCACCCGGCGCTGGTGCCATTCCGTTGGTCGCTCCTCTTGGGCTTGACCAAACAAACCAGTGGTTGTTCTAAAGGGACGACCCAACAATTACGCCTAAGCCGAAAAAGGCAAAAGCAAAAATGCCAACACAAATCAAATCAAGCATTGTTGTTTTCTTTTTCAATCGCGAGTTCTATGAACTTTTGGTAGACCTCGGGATGCATATCACGGACATAACCCATGCAAAGTTGTCTCACGCGACTGTCTCGGCGTGACCGTAGGCGCTGTTTGACGCGTCCCATCTCGGTGTCACGATGACGGCGCATCGCATTTGTGTTTGCTTCCACGCACAAACCACAACGACAGCCACGGTTGTATTTACCAGTTGAGCCACACTCAGCCATTCACTTCTCCTTTTGGCTTTCCCAATGACCAAACTGCTCATCGGTGCAGACGTCGCATAGCACCAGTTCGGTCAAGTTTTCGCAATCGTCCGTTATGCATTTTTCACTTGGCATTGCGTTCATCAATTCGGACTTGCGCTTTGTAATGCTCGTAGCCGCAAGTACACATACAGGCACCACGGCAACCATCCAGACAGCCTTTGGCGTAGGTGAACGCCATCGTTGCGATGCGTTTCCATTGTGCCAGTTCGCGACGCACAGCGCGTATCTCGTGTAGTTCGTTGTCAGTTGTCATTGATTTCATCCAATTGGGAATAAAGAACCTCTACTGCTTGTTCTATAGCAGTCCAAAGCGACACCCATTCCCGTTTGTGGCGCTCTAGGATTTGCTGGTGGTAGGCAGGGTGTGTTCCCTCGTTGACAATGACCGAGGCGATCGCGCCAACAGCCTGTTTGTACCTCACCAGTTCGTTTTCAACCTTCAGCAGATGCTTTTGATAGTTTTTCCAGCACTCAGCGCAGGGTATTTCGTCAGTGGTCACGGTTGTGCTCCTTCTAGTAGTTCAGGGTCAATACAGTAATTCTTGCCCCACGAGCCAGACACGACTGCGCCATCGCATTTGGCGTGGTAGTCCACTTCATTCCAAACCACTGAAGCAGTCCATGTCAAAATGCCTCCGAGAAGGAAGATGATAATGAGTTCAAAGGCACTCATTTGATATTTCTGTTTCATCGTGCTTCTGCCTCGTAAGGTGGCGACCAGCGATGTGAACTGTCGTCGCGTCGGGAAAGTTCCACAATTATTTCAGAGTCCGAAACAAAAACTGAGATGAGGATTTCTCCACCTCCGAAAGCGCCGTCTGTGTCTGCCATTACAAAAGGATGGTAGACGTGGGGGCTTTGCTGTTTGTTTTTGTGCCATGTTTCCATTGTGAGTGGTTTGCCGGCGAAAGCCTGCATCGCTTCGTCGGTTCCACACTCCGAACAGATGTGGGTCTTGTTGTCCACCCTTGAGAGGGCAGGGTGTCGGGTCATACGGTTTTCACCGCATCGTGGGCATTTGCTCATCGGGTTGAGCCTCCTTGTTGGTTGGGTTGTGATTTTGGCATAACGGTGTCTCTTTGTTTGGCACCAGCCTGCGATGCTTGCTCGGCGGTCATCGTGACGCGCCCGACGTCCCATCCGACTGGCACCTTCTCCCCTTTGGGCATGACCCAAAGGTGGTAGGAGTTGGCTTCGTCAATGAGACGCGACTCAGCAGGGTAAATCTCTAGGGCTTCGCGTTCCTCACCAGCAAGTTCATTCTTGATGCGCTGGAACTGTCGCCAATCTCTGATCGGTCGTCGGTCATTGTGGCGGATGGACAGGTGGAGCCAGCCGTCTTTGTTCCCTGCGCCGTGGAGGTAGCGAAGATGGACGTGGAACATTGAGTTGTGAAACAGGATGCACTCGCCCCTGTCAAACTCGGCACGCATTGCGTCGTACGCTTCGGGGTCAACCGCGCGCGCCTCCTCCTTGTGCACTGGAAGCGAACGCACAAATGGCGTCCACTCGCGACGGGGAGCCTTCTGGGGCTTCCGTTTCTTAGTCATGGCAGATGTATCCCTTCTCTGGTTTCCGAGAACTGTACCATAGTAAAGCCCGACCACCTAGTAATCCTGAAAGGCGCGCCGGCTTTGGGTTACACGGTGTTTGAACCTTGACACTCAACTATGGTAAAGTGGCTCCGACGGAGGTCAACCCGAACTCCGAGAAGGAAATCCCGATGAGCACAAAAGAACGTGACTGCGAGGCGAGCGCACTGCAAGCCGAAGGTCTGACATGGGTGGAGGTCGCCGAGAGGCTCGGTCTCGCCAACGGTGGAGTTGCCAGACGATGCGCCATGCGACATCGCGAACGCTACCCCGACGGCTTTGAACCGTCCGAAGTGAAGCAACCGTCCTGCTTGAAGGAGTGGGGCAAACTGCTCGGCAAGGCAATCGCCGAAGACCTCGGCGAGACGATTGAGCCTCCACACGAAACGGTCAAGCGAGTCAGCAAAACCGAAATCACCATCAACGGACGCACCGTGGTTCCCAAAACAGAAATCAGCATCCGAGGCGAAGCAGGAAGGTTCACCTTCCACTACAGCCTCCGAGACGACGAAGTCACGGTTTGGGGAGGGCAACCTCAATACGAAAAATGGCGCACCTTCAAAATTGACAGAGTGCGAACAGTCCACCGAAAGCCACGCCTGCGCAAGAACGCCGAAGGCACCGAGGACATGGAGGAGATGGAATGAGCATCAACCTTGACGAAATGCTGAAGGCAATCCACAAGGCGTGGAACGACGTGGACTCATCCACCGAAACGCTCGTGGCGCTCTGGGCAGAGTCCGATGGCTACGGCGAGCAGGGCTACGTCCCAGAGCAAGGCTACGACTGGTCAGGCATCCGAGACTCCAGCGAAGGAGCCATTCGCTCCATGTGGGAACGGTTGCAGGAACTGACCAAGCCCAAAGAGGAAAACAACTAATGACTGAAGCCACCATCCTCGTGGGCGACGTGCGTGCACGCCTTGCCGAGATACCTGACAACTCGGTGCAGTGCGTTGTGACCAGTCCTCCCTATTGGGGTTTGAGGGACTACGGAACAGCCTCATGGATTGGGGGCAACCCCGACTGCCTGCACAAACGAGAAAGCAAGGTGTCCGTGACAGGCTTCCAAAACGACGTCTCAACTGGTGACGGCATCTATAAGGACTCATGCAAGGATTGTGGCGCTGAACGAGTTGATGCTCAAATAGGGCTTGAGGCGACCCCTGCCGATTATGTCGCTGAAATGGTCGCTGTGTTTCGCGACGTGCGCCGAGTTCTCAGGGAGGACGGGGTGCTATGGCTCAACATTGGGGACACATACAACGGGGCGAAGGTCGGCAACACCAACGAGAACGTCGGTGCGAAGCGTCATGCAACTAAATCGTTTGCCAAACCAATGTGGGACAAACTCAAACCCAAAGACCTCGTCGGCATCCCGTGGCGACTCGCCTTTGGATTACAGGACGACGGCTGGTACCTTCGCCAAGACATCATCTGGCACAAACCAAACCCCATGCCTGAGTCAGTCCGAGACCGATGCACCAAATCACACGAGCACGTTTTCATGCTGACCAAGTCAGGCAGGTACTTCTTTGATGACACGGCGATCGCCGAACCATCTGTCACCGTTGAGGACGGGACGCGAAACAAACGCGACGTCTGGACAATCCCTGTGCGACCATTTAAGGATGCCCACTTTGCAGTCATGCCCGAAGCATTAGTTGAACCATGCGTCCTCGCGTCCAGTCGTGCTGGAGACTTGGTGCTTGACCCCTTTGCTGGCGCTGGCACAACGGCAGTCGTTGCTTTACGCCTCGGGAGGTGCTTCATTGGTACTGAACTAAACCCCGATTACGCCGACATCGCTGAAAGACGCATCACAGCATCCGACCCGATGTTCAACACAGTAAGGATTGTCAAATGACCGAAGCAAACGTTCTACTAGGAGATGTGCGCGAGCGCCTCGGAGAAATACCCGATGGCTCCATCCAAACCTGCATCACCAGCCCACCGTATTGGGGACTGCGTGACTACGGTCAAGACCTGCAAATCGGTTTAGAGGAAGACCCTAACGAGTTTGTCGCGAGCCTTGTTGAAGTGTTTATGGATGTCTACCGAGTGCTCGCTGACGACGGAGTGTTTTGGCTCAACATCGGCGACTCCTACTCTGGCAGTGGCAAAGGCACTGCTGGCAACATCGGCAAGAAGCACAACGAACGCCACCTTGAACACAAACACTCAGCCATCGTCCCCGAAGGATTGAAGCCCAAAGACTTAGTTGGCATCCCGTGGCGTTTGGCGTTCGCACTCCAAGCAGAAGGCTGGTACTTGAGGCAAGACATCATTTGGCAAAAGCCCAACGTGATGCCTGAGTCGGTAAAAGACCGATGCACACGAAGCCACGAGTACCTTTTCATGCTGACAAAGAGCCAAAGGTACTACTACGACAACGAGGCAATCTTTGAACCAGTGTCCCAAGTCAGTCTTGAACGCTCCAAGCACGCATGGAAAACCGATCGCCCCTCGGCAAAGACAACAGAAGGTGGCATTGATGTTGCCGAGATGGGGTCACGCTTTGTCAACCCCAAAGGACGAAACAAACGGTCGGTGTGGTCAATCCCTCCTGCAAGGTTCAAAGGAGCGCACTTCGCCGTGATGCCCGAAGCCCTCGTAGAGCCTTGCATCCTCGCCTCGTCGCGCCCCGGCGACACAGTGTTTGACCCTTTCATGGGGTCGGCAACGGTTGGTGTAGTCGCTCTGCGCCACGGACGGTCATTCCTCGGATGCGAACTCAACCCCGAGTATGTCGCCATCGCTCAAAAGCGAGTTGAGGAAAGCCAGAGCCTGTTCAACAGCACCACGCTCAACATCATCTGACACCTACATCGCTACTTAACCCGTCGCTACCACACCCGGGTTAAGTAGGTCGGCTACACTTCCACCGAACCACAACGGAGGTGAGATGGACGACAACTCAGATGAAATAGAAATGTCTGTTTTGCTGGAAGGCGTCATTGAACTTCACGAGGTTTTCGTAACCCTGCGACAAGGCGGCTTCACTGAAGACCAATCCTTGAAACTAATCGCAAACGTCCTAAGCAACAACGGTGGTTTTCCATATGCCTGACAACATTCCCGACCTCGGCAACCTTCTCTTGGTTCGCTGGCTTGACGCCCACAACTATCCAATCAACTGGACGCTCATAGATGAAGTGGAACCGTACGTTGCCGAAGTAAAGTCAGTGGGTTGGGAAATCTACAGAGACGAAAAACAACTAGTCATGTCAGCAGACGTTGCTGAGGACATTGACGGCGAAACACAAATCAACGCATTCTTTGCCATCCCCGTTGGATGCATTGTGAGCGAGGAAATATTGAGGCACAACAATGGCTGAGTATTCAGACCTTCAAGAAATCGGTACATCAGGACTTCAACACGTCGGTGGCTTTGTCATTGACGACTTCGTTGGCGACCTCCGTGGGCTTCGTGGCGCTAAAGTCTGGCGCGAAATGGCAGACAACGACCCTGTGGTCGGAGCGATGCTGTTCGCCATTGAACGTCTTATCCTGCAAATTGACTGGCGCATTGAGCCATTCAAAGAAGACCCTGACGCCATCGTAAAAGACAAAGACCAAGAAGTCGCCGACTTCATTGAAGAGTGCATGAACGACATGAGCGAGTCATGGGACTCAACCTTGTCGTCAATTATGTCGTTCCTCACCTATGGTTACGCCTACTGCGAAATTGTCTACAAGAAGCGCGTCACATGGGACACCAACGACCCAACTAAGCGTTCTAACTACAGCGACGGCAAAATTGGCTGGAGAAAACTTGCTCTGCGCGCTCAAGAAACAACATGGCAGTGGATTTTTGACGAAGACGGTGGCATCAAAGGTCTAGAGCAAATGGATCAGTCTGCTGGTAACCACGGCGTTGTCATGATTCCAATTGAGAAGGCGCTCTTGTTTCGTACCTCAAGCGTTCGCAACAACCCAGAAGGACGCTCCCTGCTTCGTAACGCGTACCGTCCGTGGAAGTTCAAGAAAACAATTGAGGAAATTGAAGCCGTCGGCATTGAACGTGACCTTGCTGGACTCCCCATCGCTTATGTGCCTCCACAGTTGCTTTCGTCTAACGCCACTCCTGCAGAGGCTTCGGCTCGTGCCGGCATTGAACGCCTCATCCGTGGCATCAAGCGAAACGAGAACGAAGGCATCGTGTTCCCACTTGCCTACGACGATCAGGGACGCGAAATCTACAAACTGTCATTGTTGTCCTCGGGTGGTTCACGCGCGTTTGACACCGACAAAATTGTGCAACGCTACGACCAACGCATCACGATGACAGTTCTCGCGGACTTCATTCTTTTGGGGCATGAGAAGGTTGGCTCGTTTGCTTTGGGTTCCACGAAGGTTGACTTGTTCACCACAGCAATCGCCCAAATCGCCCAATCCATCTGCGACGTTTTCAACCAGCACGCCATCCCTCGTTTGATGAAAATGAACGGCATGGACGTTGCTCGCCGTCCGAAGTTGTCCTTCGGTGACATTCACCAAATCAACATCGCTGAACTCGCCGACTTCATTCAGAAGGCATCAGGCTCGGGCGCTCTTGTTGTGGATGAGGGACTGGACGAATACTTGCGCACCATTTCAGGCTTGCCACCAAAGGTGGAGTCCGAAGAGGGAGTTGCCAACAATCCCAATGTTGCCCCTCCTCCTGCCCCTCAAGGTCAACCTCAGCCAGCACCAGTCGCCCCGTCAAGCGCCAAGACACCCGAAGAGACGCCAGCACAGCCAACTGGCAAGTCACCAGCGCCTGAAGCCCAACCAGCGCCACCACAGGCTGAACCAGCAAAGAAGAAGTAATGCCGTTCATACGCCGTTCGTCCCAGCCGGCGAAGCGCACGACGGTCGCTAAAGCAGGTGAGTTATCCTCGGTGGAGCAGGCTGTCGCGCGCGCGTACGCAGAGGCAGTTAGACAGTTTCGTGAGGGAATTAACACGGCACGCGTCGCTGACGCAATCCGTCAGTCCGTCAACGCCAGTCTTCAAGCCCTGCCGACTGGTTCCATCATCGGCGACCTCCGACCGATCGTTGATGCTTTGGTCAAGGAAATCATCAAGGCAGGACGCGCCGAAGCAGGAGCGAGCGCAGGGTTCAAGTTGCGCTTCAACGAGGCTGACCCTCGCGCCACTCAATGGGCAATGGAGCGAGCAGGGCAACTGGTCAAGGGCGTGTCCGACGAGGTTGAGGAACTCATCAACGATGTCGTGACTCAGGCTGTGGACGGCAAGATAAGCGT